CTCCTCGACGTTATAGAAACAATGGAGAAGACTTTTGGTGAAACCGCAGCACTTACGGGTCCAGATGGATCTGTTTTTCACATTGAAGGAGTGGAAGGCGGAAAGAGGGACAATGAGTTGTATATGTCTCTTACATTGACAGCTCAAACAACAAGAACAATGCCTACTCATGAAACTATGGGCGAAGTAGCAAACGATATGAATATTGAGAAGGAGGGATAACGGATGGATTATCCGAATATCAGCATTACATTTAGAGAGGCCGCTTCAACAGCTGTGAAGACCATGGCGGGGATCCTCGCTTTGATCTTCAAGGACTCAAGTGTATCCAGTGGAGTGACGGCTCATACGATCCTGACGGAGAGTGGAATTCCTGACACCCTGGATGCAGCGAACCAGACGCTGATTGAACAGGCATTTGTCAACGCTGATGAGGGGGTAGCACCAAGCAAGGTGCTTGCTATTTGCCTGCCTTCAGCAGCTGAAAGTTATGCGGATGCGCTGACCTACCTAGAGACCATCAAATTCGATGTGATGACTATTCCTAGCATTGAGGACGATGATGTTGCGACGGTTGGTACCTGGGCGGAAGGTTTGCGAGACAACAAAGACATTCCGATTCTTGCGGTTCTTCCTGGATCTGTGAGTGATCATGAGAGTGTCATCAATTTTGATACTGATGACATCGAGGTAGGAGAAACGACCTACACTGCCAACCAGTATCTGGCGCGAATCGCTGGGATCATTGCCGGCTTGAATCACAAGATCAGCCCGACATTCCATGTGTTGACAGAAGTGGACGATGTGCCGCATCTGACCAAGGCGCAGGCGAGCGCATCGATTGGTGCTGGTAAGCTGATTCTCGTACATGATGGGGAAAAGGTGAAGATTGCCCGTGGCATTACGTCATTGACAACGCTGACCAGCAAAGCAAGTGAGTGGCAGAAGATTAAGATTGTCCGCATTCTGGACAAAGTGTATCGAGATCTTAAGATGCTAATCGAGGACACCTATGTTGGAAAGATGAGCAACAGCTACCAGAACAAGCTTTTGCTGATTGCTGCGGTCAACAACTATTTCGCCATGCTCGAGCGGTTGGAACTGTTGGATTCGAATACTGAGAACAAGTGCCAGATCGACATCGATGCGCAGCGGACTTATCTGCTTGGCCAAGGTGTTGATGTGACAATAATGAGTAATCAGGAGATCAAGGAATACAACACAGCGGACAAAGTCTTCTTGACGTCGACGGTCCGTCCTTTGGATGCGATTGAGGATGTTGCCTTGATTGTGAATATCTAGGAAGGGAGGAATCATAAATGAACAAACTGGACACGAATAGGATTATGAGCGGCACATTTGGCAGTGTTTGGGTCGATGGGGAGCAATGGCTAGAGTGTTATGGTCTGGAGGCCCGCGTTGAAATTCAAAAGGAAGCCGTGCAGGTATGCGGAAAGTACAACGAATCTGAAAAGTTCATGGGCTACAAAGGCACAGGGACCATCAAAATTCGCAAGGTGTATTCCCGGATGCAGAAGAAGCTTTCTGCAGCGATCAAAGCCGGACGTCTTCCGGAAGTGGAGATTCTTTCGCAAGTATCAGATCCCGCGGCCTATGGTGCTGAGCGCGTGCTTTTGAAAGAAGTCAGCTTCAATGAGCTAATCTTGGCCAACTGGGAAGTGAAGCAGCCAATCAACGAAGAGATGTCCTTCGGGTTTGGTGACTGGGAAGATTTCGATATCGTAGAGCCTGAGTAATTTCAGGCTCTATTTATTTAAGGAGGAACATAGATGAATGGAGTAATGGATTTAATCTTGGCAATTGACGATGGTAAAATCGAGAAACGACCTGAATTAAAAGTGGAAATTAAACGGCTATCGGAGCTCGCTGGTGAACCGGTAATTTTCACGCTCCAGGGGGTTTCGTCCAAGGAACATAGTGAGATCGAGGAGAAAGCCACGAAGAATGATCAACTTGATTCTGATCTTCTTCAGGTGCTGGTAACGCTTTATGGTACCAAAGAACCTTCATTGAGATCGAAAGAATTGAAGGAAAAACTTCATGTGCCGACTTATCGAGATGTTGTTCGCAAACTCTTGAATCCGGGTGAAATTTTGAAGATTTATAATATCGTTTCGGATCTTAGTGGATTTGGAGAAAAATCGGTAGAAGAAATAAAAAACGAATAGAGGCTGATGGAGAAACCGGGGCCATGTATTATATGTGGTCTCGATTTGGTATGATTCCGTCAGCCTTTCACGCCTTAAGTCCAGGTGATAAAAGAATGATCAAAGTCTTTTATGAGTATCGCGTAGATGAGGTTGAAAGCATGATGAATAAGGACGTGAAGCCTACTTACTTACTGTAAAGGAGGTGAGGCAATGAGATTCAAACTGTCCGGCATGATCTCCATGAAAGACAATTACACAGCGGTTGTACAGACAGCGGCCAAGGCAACGACGAACTTCAAAAAAGAGGTTCAGGACGCTAGCGAAAAAATGGACGAGATGCAGAAGGCCAACAAGAAGATGCGGCTAGATATTAAAACAGCTGCCCTCGAGCGGAAGCTGACCAAGGTCAAGAAGAAAATGGATCCTCTTCGCAAGAAGGTTGTAACGATTCTAGCGTACAAGGACCATCTTTCAAAACGCCTGGCGAAAGCTAAGAATAAATTGAAGGCGTTGGTGCGGAAACCATTCATGCCGGTGATTGCGCTGAAGGACAAGATCAGCGGAAAGATTGGAGCGATAAAGGGAAAGCTTGGCGGCTTACTCGGAGTTGCCGGTAAGGTGGGGGGCGTTGTTGCCGCTGCCATGGGGGCTGTTGGTGGAATGGCTCTGAAAGGTTCAATGACGCTGGAACAACAGCAAGTTTCCATGAAGCATTTTATCGGTGTAAGCAATGAGGGCATGAGTGATACCGATGTCCAAAAGAAAAGCGATGATTACATGGGATGGCTTCGGAAGAATGCCAATTCAACACCATTCGCCACCAATGAAATTGTTGCTGCAGGATCAAGGGCCGTACAGGTTTCAGAAGGTGATACCGGCATGGCACAGCAGTTGGTTCAGATGGCTGAAAATATGGCCGCATTGACGCCTGGTAAAACCGTTGAAGAGGCGATGGAAGCCTTGGCGGATGCAAAAATGGGCGAAATGGAACGTCTGAAGGAGTTTGGATTCAAGGTTGGCCAAGATGAGTTTAGCGCTGCCGGTGGTGATTTGTTGAAGCTGAAAGGCAAGAATGGCAAAGGCATGGCGGATTTCTTCGATGGCGGAGCTGATAAACTTGCGCAGACGGCTGCAGGCAAAGCGTCAACGATCAAAGGCACGTTGCAGACAATCCTAGTGGATGGCATTGGAACACCTCTTCGTGAGGCAATGACATCAGGACCGCTTGGTGGCATCGCTGACTGGTTGGTAGAGAAACAGCCGGCTTTGACAGCTGGTGCGCAAAAGATCACCAATGGGATTATTAACCTGAAAAATAAAGCGGTTGAGCTGGGCAAGAAGTGGAAGCCTACCTTTGTCGAGATTGGTACTAGGTTGAAATGGACCTGGGATAAGTTCTTGAAACCAGTTCTCACTACAGCTTGGAGCTTGATTAAAATGGTTGGTGCAATCGCAAAAACCGTTTGGGATAAATTAGCTCCGATATTCGATAGTATGTGGGAGAAACTCAAACCAATCGTTGAAGGGATGGGCAATGTTGCATCCTGGGTTGGCGATAAAGCTGAGAAATTTACAGACTGGATTGGTGGCGGAGGTGACGATGAACCTACACCGCATGCTGCAGGTATTCCATATGTTCCATATGACGGATACCTGGCGCGTCTTCATCGAGGCGAGCGAGTAGTGACAGCCCAAGATAATCAGCAGCAGGGTCACGGTGGGGGCGGGATCCAGATTATTATTCCGAAGCTGGCAGATCAAATCAACGCAAGCAATCCACTGGATATTGAAAATCTACTGATTAAGTTGGAAGACAAAGTTTTGGAAGCAGCGCTTTGTGCGGGGAGGGCTTAGTATGCAATTTTGGTTGAGCTACGACAATTTCAAAGAATCATTGCAGGTGCCGGTGAATCCCTCTTCTTTTGCCTTGGCGCGGGGGATGAGTAACACGGTAATTACTCTGGCGGAGCTGGGGGAATTGAACCAGATTGGCGAACTTCGCCTGGCCACCACGAAGATCCAATCATTCTTTCCACAGAACTATGGTCCGTACTGCGAGTACGCAGATATTCCTGTTCCGGAAGAAGCGGTGGAGATGATTGAGCGCTGGGAAGCTTCGAAGAAGCCGATCCGTCTTATCGTCACTGGAACAAATGTCAATTTGTCGGTCTCCATTGAGAATTTTGACTGGAGCTACCAGGCGAAGACCATGGACATTGATTTCAATCTTGATTTGAAGGAATATCGATTTGTGACTGTCAAAGCAATTAATGACAGT